AGAAATATTACGGTTCCTAATTTATAAAAATCAACCACAGCTGGTATATTAAACCCGCTAATAAGCGTATTATAAAAACAAGTTCCGTCTGTTTGAAAAATAGCGATTTTTTGTTGTAAATTTTTTATACGGTCACTATATTCGGTATCATTATCTGGTACTCGAACCTGTTGATTCAAATCTTCAAAATATTCATTAAATATTTCTAATTGAACTTGCGCTGCGGTTTTATTAAATTCATCAGGAGTTAAATAACCTCTTTGCTCCTTATTAATTATTAATAAAACAGTTCTATAAACTGTATTTACACTTATTGCCATTTGTTATATTTATTATAATATTTAGGCAGATACCGTACGATTGTGTACAATACCTACCTATATATTAGTATTACGTGTTATTTTATTTTTTTCTCTATAGACTTGAAAACTTCTATGCCTTCGTCAGTCTTAAAAAATGCAGCCATTGCTGAGTATGGATTTTCATCAAACGGGATAGTCATTAATTTTTTATTATTTGACGCCCAATTAAATGTTCTTTGATCTTGTGATAAAGTCATAATGCCTAATTCAACGGCTCTAATAGCAAGGTTTCTAAGCTGTACGTTTTCATCATTTGCTAATTCAATAAACAAAGAAGGATTATTTCTTGCAAATAAAAGCAAGTCTCTTCTAATCTCTTTTGAACTCATTTCTGATACTTTAGACCCAATTTCCACTCTAAGTATTGCTTCTGCTTGATCAACTTCAATTGCCATTGCAGCATTTAAAGCTTCAACTTGTAATTCTAAAATATCTAATTCATCTTCTGCAACTTCAATAGCGTCAAATTCGGCGTAAAGTTTATTGCGTAAAGGATGATATAAAGATAATAATTTTTGTAAATTTTGTTTTTCTTTTGAAACTCTTAAATCACCGTTTTCAAAAGTAATATGCCCTATTGTCGCTTCTCCTTTTTGTTCTTCCACAAAGCAAGAGTCTTGGTTGGTTGCATATCTAATTTCTTTTTGCTTCTTTGAATCTTCATCAAAATATAATAAAGCATGTTTTTTTGTATGCTTACTAGGTATCGTAAGTGTTAAAGGAGTTTCATCTCCTTTTAAATAATAAATTCTGTCTTTAACTTCCCATGTACTTTCAACGGGCTTTTTTGCTTGTTTTTCCATAATATAATATAATTTAATAATTTTTTTTAAAAGAGTAGTATTTACCCCCGCAATTTCAGCGAGGGTAAACCTACTATGTAACTAATATTAGATACCTTTGAATAATACAAAGTTATTAGCCGCTTGAGTAACTAAACATCTTTCAGACAAGAAGTTTACCTCCATTGCATCAAGAGTAGAAGTTTGTGCTCCACCAGCAGATCCAGTTAACCAAGATTTCATTCTTCTATCGTCAGCTTGTGAAGCTCTATAACGAACGTGTAAGAAAGGTCTACGAATATTTGTACCTAATTGTTGATCGTAAACTGTAGTAGTTCCAGCAGGAATTAATACACCTTCGATTGAATTGATACCAACAATACCTCCACGAGTAGAAGCGTCATTTAAGTATTTCCAGTCAGTTTTATAGAAATCGTAAGATCCTCTACGGAAACCAGAGAAACCTAAGTTCAATGCCATTTCTTCAGAATTTTCGAACAATCCGTAAGCAACACCTCCGGCAGCGCCAGCAGATAATGCAGCAAGCATATCATCAAAATCTAAAGCAGTTTGTCTTTGTAAGAACAACATGTTTTCTTCAATAGCTCCTTGAGTATCTAAGTTTTTAAGGATTTGATCAAATGCATCTAATCCACCAGCAGCAGTAAAGCCTACTTCTACATTTCCTCTTGCTTTAATAGCGGCAAAAAGACCTTGAGTTCCAGGTAATTGAGAGTTTGCATATCCAGCAGTACCAGTAGTAACAGTATTCAATTCACCCTCTACCATAGACATTTCTAAGTAATCTTCAAAACGTAATCTTGTTTCAGATTCAGCTTTTAAGAACCATAAGAAACCACCAGTTCCATCTTCAGTAGCAACTTCAACCCAACCAATTTGAGCCATATCAGATCCGTTAATAACGTATTGATTTCTGATAATAACAGGAGAGTTTGAGTACTGAGTAAGAACAGGATTAACACTATTTCTAGCAGCATTGTTACCAGTGCCTGTTAAATTTGTTCCTTTGATATAGTCAGAACCATAAACAAATACTTTCAATCCCGTAGCAGCAAATCCTTGAGTTGTAAGAGAAGTTCCTTTGTAAAGTTGTACAGAGAAATTACCAGCAGTACCTACACCTACAGTTGAAGCTGTAACAATACCTTTTGCTTCTAATCCATTTACTGGATCTAAAATTACAACAGTATCATTAATAGAAATAACGTTTGTAGGGTTTCCGGTTGCACTTAAAGTGATTGTACTAGGATTAACTCCAGTACCCCCATTTGCTTGAGTACATCCAACGTAAGCAATATGTAATCTGTTTTGTTCAGACCAAATAACTTGATCAGAAGACATTGGCATTTCAGCGCCAACCATTCTTAAAAATCCTGCTAATGTTCTGTTACCGTAGCGTTCTACTTCAGCTTCATAAATTTCAGGTAAATATTGTTGTGCAAAGTCGTTCCCTGCACCCGTGTTGAACTGCAAATAGTTTGTGTTCAACAATTGTTGCACTTGCGAAGGTATGATACTTCCAAATGCCGGCGTTAATGTTGCCATAATGTTGTGGGTTTAATTTTTAAAATTTTTTTGTTTGTATTTTTAATTTTGCCGAGTCCCATCCACTAACCGATTTTATTTTAAGTCCACCAACAAAAGTATCAGCCGCTTGTCTAGGGGCTCCTACGCTTGGGTTTTTAGAATTGGTGATTACCTCTTTAACAGCATCAGCTTTTCCTTGTTCATAAAAATGGTTAGCAATTTTATCAGCATTCATTGCACTGTACAAAGCTTTATGGTAACCTTTAGTATCTGTTACATTCCCATCATTGTCTAGAAACTTTCCGACAAAGGAATTTATATTAGATTGGGTTTCCGCAACTTGATTTGGATTTTGAACATTGTACCTAAATTTCTTTTCGCCTAAATTAAATTCAAAACCTTTGAATTCGTTATTAAAAAGACTGGTGGTTTGTTGTTTAAAATCTTCGTGTTGCTTTGCTGCTTTGATTTGTTCTGAATTATAACGATTAAAAAAATCGTTTGCTTTTTGTTGCTCGTTATTAATAGTTGGGCGAGATTTGATTTCAGCATAGTATTTAGCTTTTGTATCGTCTAAATATTTTTTAGCTTTTGACACTTCTTCTTTAAATGCCAATTTTTTTAATCTAACATCTCGTTCTTCATCTAGATCCTCATCATAGTAAAATTTGTCTTCTAATAAGAATTCAATTTCTTCACTATCTAAATGAGGTTTTGTGCTTTTATAATATTCTTTTAATAAAGCATTATTGTTTACGTTAGAATAATCTGCGTTAAGTCTTACATAATCTTCCACTGTTCCACCTGTTTCTTCCATAAAAGATACAAGTTTTTCAATGTTCTCTGGTAAAGCCTTACCTGCATTTACCGGCTCATTCGCGTGATATTCTAATTCTTTAGCAATTTCCTTTGCTTCTTCTTTTATTTCTTCTTCTGAAATTTCTTGAACAACATTTTCAAATACCGCTTCAGCTTCTTGTTCTACTTTTGGCAATTCTGCCGCTGGTTGTTCTTGAATTACTGCTGGTGCTTCTTTAGGAATTACAACTTTTATTGGTTCTTCACCAATTGGTGGAAAATTAACTTTAATAGGTTCATTTTCACTTAACATTTTTTTCATGGAAGGTTTTCTAGGTTTTACTTTGAATTCTCCTTCTTGTTTTTCTAATTGAGACATAATATAATAATATAAAATTGGTTAATTTATTCTATGCGTTTAATTGATCCCCAAAATCTTCTAAAAAATTATTGTTGTTATTTTCAAAGCTTTGAGGTAAAGTATTGTTTTTACGTTGATCAATTAATTCTGATTGTTGGGTTGCTTGTATTTTTGTTCTTTCGTCTTTTCTATCTTCTTGTTCTTGAAATTTATTTAGATCAGACTGAACTTTTAATTGTGCTAATTGCATATCGTATTTGAAAGCTTCAGCTAATAATTGTCTTTTAATTTCTGCTTCAGTTTGCATTCTTTGCAATTCAAATTGAGATTTTGCTTGTTCTAAACTAACTAATGTTTCTGTTAAAGCTTGTTGCTTTTGTACTTCAAACATCGCTGCTTTTTCTGCGCTTTCTGAATTTGCTTGTGCTTGTGCTTGGATATTTGCAAGTTGTTGTTGTTGAGCTTGCTCTTGTTTTCTTTTTCTTTTTAATTTTAAAAGTTCATTAGCAAGTTTTAAGTTTTTAATTTGTCTAATGTCAATAGCGTCTTCAAGGTCAATTCCTCCTCCTTGCAATGACACCTGTATATTTTGTTCTAATTGTGCTTTTTCTTCTTCGTCCGGTTCAACCTCTAAGTAGATACCAAAATCATGTAGATTTAAAGTACTAATTTCTTTTAACGTTTCTACATTAAAAGTAGATATACTTTCTTTTAATGAGTTTTCGGTTAACGGGTGATTTAAACAATCTGCTACTCTTAATGAAATATTTTCACAAATTCTAACGGTTAAATATAAACTAGCATCTTTAATGTGCCGTGTTGCAACGTTTGATGCGTTAGCGGCAATCTTTTGTAATCCTACTAAAGCATTAGAATCCGGTTTACTTCCATCAACTGCTTCGTTTAATCCGGTAACATCTCTAATCATCTGAAGATAATATTGATATGTTTGTATTAAACTTTGTATTTTACCTTGCCCGCTTGAAGAGTTTAATTCTTGTATTGGCACCTTACCTCTGTTCAAATCTCCTTCTTGAGTAAGCGATCTACCTACAATACTACCGGTTTGAAAATACATATTTAATGCTTCAGCAGCATTATAATTTGTACCGTTTCCTAAATCAACCTCGGCTAGTCCATCAATATCTAAGAACACTCCATCAGGAACTAATCTAGACATCACTTGTTGTAGTTTTAAATGCGTTAATTGAATCATATCTGCAAATGAAATACACTTACTAACTATTGAATCAATTCTGCCTTTGTATATTCTAGGAGCGCAAATAACGTAATTCATTTCTACTTTTGTAGTGTCTGCAAATGGCCTTGTCATGTTCTCAGACAGTTTCCATTCCAGCATGGTATTTGTACCTATAATCTTTGCCCCTGTATACAACACCTCTATTGTTCTAGATACCCTTTCAAAGTTATCATTAGGCGGCGGATTAAATGCGTCGGTTTTTTCAATTACTTTTTCTAAT